TGTATATTGCCACACCTGATAGTGTTGGTTATGTCTATATCCGTTCAGGCTATAGTCCTGAATCAATGAAACTAGCAAGAACAGTAGAGGCTGTGCGGGAGTGCGCCCTTCTTCACAACCATATCCTCACAAAAACCCAGTATGGTGGCAGGTAGCGTAGATGATGCAGAAAAACTTGTTACTTTAGGTTTATCAGGAGACCCAAAAGAAAGAGAAGCGGAAGAACTCAGAAATTTATATGAAAATATTAACTTACTAGCCAGCGGGCGACCGCACAACCAAAACAGAACTATGATCGCTATTTTTTGCCGATATTATGACGACTTCCAAGAACTGGAATTGTACCCCAAAAACATGTTCGTTAGGGTAAAAAGCGTCCAAGACATCCGAGGTGTAAATTTTACTGGCGTAATACAATTTAAAGGTTGGTACGGAGCAGACTCAGCTATTATAGACGCCTTTTACGATCTTAAAGATCGTCAGCCTGAGCTGTTTCTATAACCGCATAAAGCAAAAAACAACCCAGCGGGCGACCGCACAAACCACAAAAAAATGAAACCTTTCCTATTTAATAAAATTTGCGCCAGGCAATGGCAGCTAGCAGGATGCCAAGCGATGCGCGACCACAGAACAGAAACAGTCCTAGCACTGCTTCAATACAGCAGGTATAATAGCGACACGAGTGTGCGGCTGGTGCTGATCGAAACCAGCACCGGCATAGCGCACACAGATCTTCACGGGCGCAGTCTGCTGGGGTTCGGGCAGACGGACGGGAAGGTGTTTGTTCAGTTTCTGTTTCTGACTATATTCTTTTAGCGAGCGGGCAACCGCACAAACCAAACCAATATGCTGGATCAAAAAGAACTGTACAACCACATGGAGGAACAGCACGGCCTGATCCTCGGCCAAGACGAAATGGATAGCATCATCCACCTCGTCATTCAGGGACTGAGGGAGGAACACCCTGAATACTTCCCCGCGCCATCGATCACGGAAAAACCTACCTCCTCAACAAGCCTCTTCGATGAGCTGGAGGTGGGGGACTGGGTTAGAACCAGGCCCTATATCGGTGGCGACTGGAATCTGAGCAGAGTCTTGTTAAAATCTGATGACGACATTCTCTTGATATCCATGAGTGGCCAAGAAGAGATTAACAGAGAAGAGATCGACGAAGGCGACTATTTCCGATCCCTCTAAACCACCACCGCTCCCTAAGCCCTGCCAGCCACTCGCGCTGGCAGGGCTTCCTTTTCCGCATCAACGTCCTTCTACCGCCAGGCGCAGGGTGGCCACCTTGCAGAAAAATATAAACGTGCGCAAAATCCTACTCCTGAACCTTTCCCGAATCTTCGATTCCCCTTTCTGGCAGGGTGCGCTTTCGATCATGACCGGGTGGGTGCTCTCATTCCTCGCTCCGCTCTGGCCGTTCCTTGTGCTCATGTTTGCGTTGGTGCTGGCGGACCTGTATTCTGGTGTGAAGGCAGCACGACGGCGCAAGGAAATAATTACGTCGAAGGGGTTTCGCAGAACTGTGGAAAAGATCACGATGTACACCCTGGCCATCATGCTGGCGCATGGCATGAGCGTGGTGTTTCTCCCTTCTTTCGATCTGGCTTGGCTCCCTGCTTTCGCCATTTGCGTCGCAGAAATAAAAAGCAACTTCGAGAACATCTACAGCATCACTGGCGTCGACGTGGGAGAAGAGGTGATGGAACTCCTGAAGAAAAAAATAAGGAAGTAATGGATGCGCTGACCCAGTACATTACTACGACCGCAGAGACCTGGACGATTGAGTTCGTCCAGGATAGCATCTCGAAGCTGCGCGCGCGGAAGTCAGAAGTGACGGGCGATCTGGTGCGTAGCCTGATCGGTGCCGTACTGCCAGCAGCAGGGGAGGCGGCGGCAACCATCGCCATCCAGTTCGACAGCTCCGGCCGGTTCATCGACATGAGGCGCATGAAACCGCCCGCTGGGGGACGCGAATACGTCGAGGAAATAATGATATGGCTGGAGCGCAAGGGACTGGCAGAGAAGTTCATCCAGGGATACCTGGAATCCAGAAAACTAATCAAGCGGCCAGAAGATGTTCTCCGCTACGTCGCTTTCGGCATCGTGAAGAAAAGGGCGGCAGGTAAGTACCGCAGAAAAGCCTGGTACAATAAATCGAAAGAGGCGCGCATTCGGGGCGTCGGTGGCCTGTACAATCGCATCGCGGCAAATATGCCCGACGAGGTGGCGCAGATGTTGAGGGCTGGCCTAAGCACGGGGCTGGAAGATCGGGAATACAGTAGCAGCATCCGCGCCCTGCGTGGCTATGCGAAAGGGCGGGGGCGAACCTAAACACCTTGCTTTTTAACGTCCTTTCTACTGCACCTGCGGCCGCGCCACCTTAGCTTCATGGCGCTAACTACCGACAAGTATCAGCTAGAAGTTTCCTTCATTACCGACCAGAGCCGCGCCCTGGCCAAGACCCTGATGGAGACAGAAAAGCTACCCAATGAGCTGAAAAAAGCACAGAAGGAAGGCAAGGGCGTAGCGGAGGTGATGGCCCGCATCGAGGCCGCAGGGAAGAAAGCGGAGGGGATTGACCTGACGAAGGTGTTGCCAGACCAACTTATCTCCAGGGCGCGGCAACTGCGAAGAATCCTCGACCAACTACCCGCAAGCGCACCCCAAGTGGCTGCGCTGGAGAAAGAATATAAGGCGATAAACGACCAGCTGGCGACAACGCGATCGCGCACGCGAGGGGTAGTGGCCGCAATGAATAAGGAAGATGGGGGCGGCTTGCTCGGCTTTTTCAAGCGTGGTCAGGTGGCCATCGTGGGCTTTGTCGCGGCCTTTAGCGGGGCGTTCGCGGTGCTCTCCCGTATTGCCACCACCTCCGCATTGTTCCAGAAGTTCGAGGCGGTGCTGACCAACTCCCTGGGCAGCAAAAGCGCAGCCCAGTCTGCCCTCAACGACCTGCAGGATTTCGCAGCGAGGACCCCTTTCCAGGTGGAGGAACTGATCGGAAGCTACGTTAAGCTGGTCAATCGTGGCCTGAAACCCACGCAGGTAGAACTTACGAAGCTGGGCGACATCGCAGCCAGCCAGGGAAAAGGGTTCGACCAGCTGACCGAGGCGGTGCTCGACGCAACGACGGGCGAGTTTGAACGCCTGAAAGAATTCGGCATAAAAGGCAAGAAGGCGGGCGATGATATTGCCCTCTCCTTTAAGGGCCAGACGCTGGAAATCAAGAATACCCAGGAGGCTATCCTGGAAGCCATCGTTGGCTTCGGCGATTTGGAGGGCGTACAGGGTAGCACCGCCGCGATCAGCGCGACCCTCGGCGGGAAGATCAGCAACCTGACCGACCAGTTTACGCGCCTGCTGAAGAACCTGGGCGAGGGTTTCCTTGGCAGGATCATCGCGGGGGCAGTCGATAAGGTCAGCAAGCTGGTCGGCATGTTCGTCAATCTGACGGACAATACGAAGACGCTGAGCCAGAGCACGGCATTGCTGCAAGTAGCGTTCAATCAAGAAATAGCCACCCTGGAGCGGGGTAACATCAGCACAGAGAACCGGGCCAGACTGATCGCGCGAATCAACGATCGATACGGCGACCTGCTGCCGAACATGCTGCAAGAAACAACGAGCCTGGGAGAGATCAAGCGAGCGCAGGAACTGGCCAATCGTGCTTTTGAACGCAAAATAATTCTCCTGGCGGCGGAGGAAGCGTTCGTAGATACCAGGAAAAAACAGCTACTCGTAGTACGCGAGGAGCTTCAGCTCGCTGACCAGCTAACCGCCGCGCAAGAAAAAGCCGCTCGAGCACAGAGACTAGCAGAAGCAAGCAGGGCCCGAGACCAGAAGTTCGCAGGCAACAACTCTGTAGAAGAAGCTGCTGCGCGCGAACTGAGCGGCGTAAGGGCAGCGGTGAAGGAGAACCAAAAGCTTCAGAAAGAACTGCAAAAAGAACTGGACGAGACCAGCAAAGCCGCCGAAAAACTGGGCCTTGACCTGTCACAGCTTGGCCAGCCAAGAGGCTCGGACCGAACGACGACGGACGGACCCGCCGGGCCCGACCCGCTCAAAGAAGCCCTCAAAAGACTCAAAGAAAAATTCG